GCGCCAGATTTTAAGCCTTCACAACATATACACTATTCAAAAAGTGATTTAGACTATACATTAGACGTAAATCGCATTTTTGATAATCTTTATAATGAGGAATAAAAATGGCTGTATCAGGATCAACCGACTTTGAATTAGATGTAGCTGAATACATAGAAGAAGCTTTTGAGCGTTGTGGTTTAGAAGCTCGTACAGGTTATGACCTAAAAACAGCTAAAAGATCTCTTAATTTAATGCTTGCTGATTGGGCAAATCGTGGTCTTAATCAGTGGACTATAAAACAAAGAACTCAAACTGTTACTTCTTCAGACGGAGAGTATGATTTAGGGACAGATGTTATAGATGTTTTGTCAGTTGTTGTTCGTAGAAGCGGGACGGATTACACAATGGATAGAATTAGTCGTGATGAATATCTTGCAATTCCCACAAAAACAACCACTGGAAGACCAACTCAATTTTTTTTAGATAGACAAATAACTCCTAATTTAAAAATATGGCCTTTGCCAGATAATAGTACAGATGTTTTGGTTTATGATTCTTTAACTAGAATTAATGATGCTGATACTCAAATTAATACAATGGATGTGCCGTTTAGATTTTATCCATGTTTGGCTGCGGGATTAGCTTATTACATGGCTTTAAAACGTGCTCCAGAAAGAATTCAATTATTAAAGTCGGTGTATGAAGAAGAAATGAGAAGGGCAATTGATGAAGATAGGGATCGTGCCTCTTTTCAAATTACACCTAGTTTAAGGAATTATAGAATTGTCTAAATTTGCAACAGGCAAACATGCTTTTGGCATATCAGACCGATCTGGATTCAGATATCGGTTAAAAGATATGCGTAAAGAGTGGAATGGTTTGATTGTTGGAAAAGATGAGTGGGAACCTAAACATCCACAATTAGAACCTATTAGGGTGCCTCCTGACCCTCAAGCAATAAAAGATCCAAGACCTGAACAAAATTTAACTCAACAGAGAGAAATACAATACGGATATGATCCTGTTGGTTTTAAAGACATACTTGGAATAACACCTGCAAATAATCTTGTCGCACAAGGTGGAGTTGGAACTGTTACAATAACAACGACTACATCTGTCTCAGGAGTAACGGTTAGTCCAACAGGTGTACAAGGAGCAGTTTCTATTAATAGTGTAACCGTAATTGATGACGCAGGAACTTTTGATAGCACTAATGAAACATTAGATTCAACTGCACAAACATATGATGAGGGTTAAAAGATGGCAAAACAAACAGTAGGTATTGGTTCTTCTGCAAATGATGGAACGGGTGATACGCTTCGTGTTGGCGCGGATAAAATCAATGATAACTTTAATGAGATTTATGCTGCATTAGGTAATAGTTCTAATGTTCTTACTGACATAATTGATTCAAATGGTTTATTTGACGTTAGCTCTGGTGCAAATAAAATTGTATTTTACTATGCAGCTTTAACTGATCTCCCTAGTGCCTCCACATATCATGGTGCAGTGGCTCACGTTCATGCAACTGGAGGACTATATTTCGCGCATGGTGGGAATTGGATTAGATTAAATGACGAAGTATCTGGGCCTGTAACAACATATGTAGCGGGTACTAATGGTTCATCTGCATATACTTTTACTGGTCCTGGCGCTACGTCTGGAGACAATCCAAATTTTACTTTTTACAAGGGGCATACGTATCTTATAGACAATACTGCAAACGTATCAAGTCACCCTTTGCAAATTAGAACATCTAATGGAGGCTCTGCTTTTACTACTGGAGTTACAGAAAATTACAATTCTTCTACAGGATTAACACAATTTATTGTTCCGCATGAACCAAGTGATACAACCTTAGTCTATCAATGTACTAGTCATAGTGCTATGGTAGGAAATATAACAATAGTGTGATGACATGAGCTTTACATACGGACAACTTAAAACGGCTATACAAGATTATACGGAAAACAACGAAACATCGTTTGTGACCAATATTCCTTTGTTCATAAGGCAGTCTGAAGAAAGAATATTAAAAAACGTTCAATTAAGTATATTTAGAAAAAATGTTTCGGCTACAACTACGGCATCAAATAAATATTTAGCTTGCCCTTCTGATTTTTTAGCACCTTTTTCTTTAAGTTTAGCAGGAACAAACGGTGATAAGTTTTTTATAGATTTTAAAGATCCAAGCTTTTTGCAGACATACACACCAGATTCAAGCACCACAGGTGCTCCACGATATTATGCTCAATTTGATGTAGATAATTTTTTGTTAGGGCCAACGCCAGATATTGCTTACAATGCAGAATTACATTATTTTCATCGACCTGCAAGTTTAACCGTAGGAGCGGAAAGTGGCACTACATGGTTAAGTATAAATGCAGAAATAGCGTTATTATATGGTGCATTAACAGAAGCTTACGTTTACATGAAAGGTGAGCAAGATATGATGGCAGTGTACGATAAAAGGTTTCAAGAAGCTTTGGCAGGTGTTAAAATGTTAGGAGAAGCCAAAGACACAACAGATGAATATAGAACAGGTAAAGTAATAAGGGCAAAACAATAATGTTTACGGCAAGCATGGACATACCAAGAGATAAAGTTCTCGTGGATGTGAATACAACAAATAATAGGGGATTTACCCCTGAAGAATTAGCAGAGCAATGTGTTAAAAAAATAATCTCTATCTCTGATAACACTCATCCAGGGGTTAGAGATCAAGCTCATGCTTTTGCTAAAGATATTGAAAAGCTTATTGCCCACTATATGCAACAGGCTGTTCAAAGTGACCGCACAAGTGTATACAATGCACTTATGGATGCAGGTCATCCCCAACTGGCTGAACTTATAAGGAGACTTTAATATGGCCTTTTCAGGAAACGCAATGTGCACATCTTTTAAACAAGAAGTGCTTCAAGCGAAACACGATTTCACTGCTTCTACTGGTGATACTTTTAAATTAGCCTTGTACACAAACAGTGCTTCTTTTACTGCGGCAACCACAGCTTACACAACTTCAAATGAAGTAAGTGCATCTGGTTCATATTCCGCAGGCGGCGGAACTCTTACAACTGTAACGCCAACTACTTCAGGAACTACAGCGTTTTGTGATTTTGCAGATCTTACTTTTACTTCTGCAACGATTACAGCTAGAGGTGCTTTGATTTATAACACTACTACGGGTTCAGGTTCTGGTACAACAAATACAGTTGCTGTTTTAGATTTTGGTTCTGATAAAACATCTACAGCAGGTGATTTCCAAATTAGTTTCCCTACGGCGGATGCGAGTAATGCTATAATTCGCATAGCCTAAATTTTTAGGAGTTGATGCGATGGCCTTAGTTGTAAAAGATCGTGTTAAAGAAACCTCTTCCACTACAGGAACAGGAACACTTACCTTGGGCGGGGCACTTGCGGGGTTCCAAACATTTACTTCTGTTCTATCTGATGGGGATACGACTTATTACACTATCTTTGAAAGTAGTACAGGAGAGTTTGAGGTTGGTCTTGGAACGTTTACCGCTTCAGGAACTACGTTAGCTCGAACCACTATACTTGAGAGTTCAAACTCAGGTAACGCGATTAACCTCACCGCAGGAAGTGCAGAAGTTTTTATTTCACAACCTGCGGAAAAGTCGGTTACTTTTGATGCGAATGGGGATGTAAATCTTACACGAGATCCTCAGTCTGCTTTACAGGCTGCGACAAAGCAGTATGTTGATACACTGGTTTCGGCAAGTCTTCATTACCACGATCCTGTAAGAGTTCAAACTACAGGCAATTTAAGTGCAACATATAGTAATGGATCTTCTGGGGTAGGTGCAACTTTAACCAACTCAGGCTCACAAGCAGCTATTTCTATTGACGGTGTAACGCTTTCAAGCGCAGATAGAGTTTTGGTAAGTGAACAAACAAACGCTGCGCATAACGGCATTTATACTGTTACAACGGTTGGTACAGCTAGCACTAATTGGGTTCTAACAAGAGCAACGGATGCGGATAGTTATGGACCTTCTGATCCAGACGCTTTGGGACAAGGTGATGCTTTCTTTATAAAAGAGGGTAGCACAAATGCAGGTCATTTAGACGTAATGAATACGTCTGGAACTATTACCTTTGGCACTACAAATATTGTATTTGCCGAAGTTGCTGAAACTACCGTGTATTCTGCGGGAAATGGTTTAACGTTAAGTGGTACAACGTTTGCGGCGGGTGCGGGAACAGGTGTTACTGTAAACGCGAACAATATTGCAATTGGGCAAGCCGTGGGTACAAGCGACTCGGTTACTTTTTCTTCTGTAACTGCGGATCTAACAGGTGATGTTACTGGTAACGCAGACACCGCCACTGCTCTTGAGACAGCGCGTACTATTGGTGGTGTTTCGTTTAATGGAACGGCAAACATTAACTTACCTGGGGTCAACACCGCAGGAAATCAGGATACAACAGGAACTGCTGCAACTGCAACGGCTTTAGCCACTGGTCGCACAATAAGTTTAACAGGAGATGTGACAGGAACTTCTGGTTCGTTTGACGGTTCTGGAAATGTAAGTATAGCCGCGACGATTGCTGCTAATTCTGTGGCGCTTGGTACAGACACTACTGGAAATTATGTTACGGACATTACTGCGGGTACATTAATTGATGTATCGGGTGGTGGAAGTGAAACTGCCACAGTCACAGTCAACGTAGATCTTAGCGAACTCACAACATCTACTTCTGATGGTGATGGTGATTTTTTTGTAGTCGTAGACAGTGCAAACGCTCAAAAGAAGCTGACCAAAGCTAACATCAACATTAGCGGTTTCAATAATGATGCGGGTTACACAACCAATGTTGGGGATATTACAGGGGTTACAGCGGGGTCATTTCTTACAGGTGGAGGCACTTCAGGTACAGTCACGGTTAACGTTGATGCTACCTCTGCAAATACTGCAAGTAAGGTTGTTTCTCGTGATTCTTCTGGTAATTTCAGTGCAGGCACAATAACCGCGACTTTGAACGGTAATGCAAGTACAGCTACTACTGCCACCAGTGCCACCAGTGCCACCAATGCCACCAATGCCACCAATGCAGACACAGTAGACAGCCTTCATGCAAGTAGCTTTTTAAGAAGTGATGCGGCTGATAGTGCATCAAATACTATAACAATAAGTTCAGGATCTAACCCTGCTCTTGTTGCTTCGTCTAATGATTTTGCCGAACAATTAGAGGTAAACCGAAGTGGTGGAGATTATTATTCTGTTATCAAATACACTAACAGTTCTCGGGAATGTGGTAAGCTAGGTTTTACCCAAAATGGTGTTTTAATTGCTCGTCCGTTATCAGCTTCAACTGATAGCACAGTTTGGCACTCTGGCAACGATGGCTCTGGCTCTGGTCTAGATGCTGACACAGTAGATGGATACCAAACAAGCCAAAGCATGAGTACTAATACCATTGCTGTTCGTAGTTCTAGTGGATATTTATATTCCGTTTACTTCAATGGTTCAGGTACTTTTAGCACATCAGGAAACACCTCTGGTATGGCTCGTTTTACAGGTACAAATGGGT